GGACGTTGAGCCTGCGGAATTGGTCGGCTTCGGTGGATTAGTACCATACACCGTAAGGTTATCAACTGAGAAGACAAGTGTAGGGCCCGGGGGAAAACCGGAGTCGTGGTTGACGCGTGTGCTAGCCACTAACCCTGGCGAAAGATAACGGGAGTCCCGGTGGTTGCTTTTCTCGATGCGGAGGCGGTAGGCCCGTTGGCAAGATTCGCGACCAGCCGTGCCGGGAAACTTGCCGTCACGTCCTCAATCGTTTGTACCGGCTTGCGGAAGCCACCAAACAAACAAAACCCCACAAAACACGGCAAACATAACACATATGACCATACAACCATGATCTACACTTTTCTCGGCGTTGTCGCCGGCATTCTATTCGTCTGTATATATGGGTTCTTGTCGTACGTGTTTGGACCACCCCATCCAGCACGTGCGCAAGATCGGTGACAAGACCGAGAAGCTCGCGGAGCGTATGCTCGCGGACTGGGACGGTTGTGCTGATGAGGAAGACGAGACTAGCGACAACACCCCCGTCCGTGTGCGGTTTACTGTGCACGGTAGGGCTGTGGAGCGCTCTGCCGGCATGTCGGTTGCGCAGTTGAGCAACTCCAGGGTCGTGCGTGAGGCTGCGGCCAGCGTGCGTGCCAAGGTGGGGGTGGTCAAGCGTACCGCGGCCAATGAGCTGATGGTGGGGAGGCAGGTCTCGCAGTGGCTGACGGAGAAGAAGGTGCGTGATACGCATCGGCTCGCCATCACGCCTTACGCGATTGAGCTGTGCTTCCTACCGACCAAGTACGAGGTTGAGGCCAGGGATCTGGCAGCAACCAAGACTTGGTGCGACCGCCGTGAGGACTACACAGTCCTCCGGTCCGCTCAGGGCAGGGTCACGGAGAAGGAGGAGTGGCTGAAGAGCTTGCCGAGAGTCGGCTCGCTGATTGGTTCCATCATCCCGGGGACCAAGAGGTTTACCGCCCCCCCTGCCATGTAGGGGGGCCTAGAGGTTCGGCACGGGGTCGACACGAGGATCGTTCGCGAAGTCCCGTGGGCCCGGCTGATCGTGCGACCTCAGGCAGCGCGGAGGGTGTGTCGACGGGTGTATTGCGTCACCCCATTGTGCCCGAGAGTCAATTTCGGGGTGCACAACAATAACGTAATCAACCTTGTGCGTGGGATCCGGGAGCGAGTTTTCGCTGTGGAAAAAGGAGGGGAGCTGGTGAAGCCCCCTCGCCCGGGACCTGGGGCTTGGCTTGAGGAGTTGGCGTGGGAAGCGGAGTATCTGGATTCGAGGGCATACCCGACCATCCGATGGACTGAGGCAGAATTCCTGTCAACGTTCTCGGGTCGCAGGCTCACCGTCTACAGTTGTGCTGTCGCAACCCTGGCCTGTCTACCCGTCCACAGGGGAGACGCTGACTCTAAAGGCTTCCTGAAAGCGGAGAAAATCAATTTCTCCGCCAAAGAAGACCCAGCGCCGCGTTTGATCCATCCACGGGATCCGCGGTACAACGTGGAGGTAGGGCGGTACATCAAGCGGATTGAGCACGATGTGTACCACGGCATAGATGCCATGTGGGGACACCGCACTGTGCTGAAAGGCTACAATGCGAGAAGGGTTGCCGGGATTCTGCGGCAGAAGTGGGACATGTTCGACCAGCCCGTGTCAATCGGGCTGGATGCGTCGAGGTTTGATCAGCACGTGAGTGTTGATGCACTCAAATGGGAACATGAGCGGTACCTGGGATGGTTCCGCGGCCACGACCGTGAGATACTGAGGGAGCTGCTGTCATGGCAGCTCGGGACGAAGTGCTGGAGTAGGGCGGATGACGGCTCGGTGCGATATTATGTCGACGGAATGAGATTTTCCGGCGACATGAACACCGGGTTGGGCAACTGCCTGCTCATGAGCGCTTTGGTCCACGCCTGGTGCCGCAAGCGCGGCGTTAAGGCGGCCTTGGGCAACAATGGAGATGATTGTGCTCTCATCCTTTCGGGTCGCCAGGTGGCCCAATTGGATTTGGTGGCGATGTGCGCCTGGTTCGGGAAGCTCGGGTTCACCTTGAAGGTGGAGGGAATCACCGATGTGTTCGAGGGGATTGAGTTCTGCCAGAGCCACCCAGTGGTGTCTGGCAGCGGGTATGTGATGGCTCGCAAGCACGGAGTCGCCATGGCTAAGGACTGCATAAGTCTGAAGCCGTTGGACAACCAATCGGTGTTCAACAAGTGGCGGCGGGCCGTCGGATTGAGTGGGCTGGCTTTGGCCAGCGGGGTCCCTGTGCAGCAAAGCTTCTACCTCGCATTTATGCGGGGTGCGGGTGATGTTGCTCTCAGCGACCCAACGCTTGAGACCGGCATGGCGAGACTGGCAGTGGGCTTGGAAAGCCGCACTAGCGATGTCACACCCGAGGCGCGATACAGTTACTGGCTCGCGTTTGGTATCTCCCCGGATGAGCAGGTGGCTCTTGAAGCCGAATTGGACTGCGTCGACCTGGTATGGACGCAGCCCCGGGCAGAGGGTTTTCACGAAAGCCACTTTCTCGACTTATTTTTGTAGGGTTACCCCACCCTAACAGTTATTATTCATTATGGTCAAAATTTCCAAGAAGGGAAAGCCATCGGCAATCCCTGTGAGACGCAAGATTGTGAAGCGACGCCGCCTTGTACCAAGGATGCCTGCGTTCGACGCTCGCTATGCCGAGCTACTCGCGAACCCATGCACGGGCCCGCTTGTCCATGCCCCCGGTAGTACCGAGGGTGGGCAGGTGATGAGGTTCGAGTATGATGCCATCATTGGGAACGGTGCGCTGGAGACGGCTGGAATCATTCACTGGACGCCTGGCGCTATCAATGCCAGCACCAGTGTCAATGGTTTCGGCCTGCTGGATGGTGTCGGCCCTTCGGACGGCACCGCCATGACAATTGGCAACAGGGGGTATGCCCCAGGGTATGCTTTCCTGCAGACCAACGCTTCGTCTTATCGATGCATAGCAGCATGTGTGCAGCTTTACTTTCCCGGCTCCGAGGTGAATCGGGCGGGTGTTGTCTCTGGGGCACAGTCGTCATATGGACTGCTGTCGACCACTAGTTACACTCCCGCATCTATTCGCAGTGTGAGCCCGGTTGTGGAGCGTACTCCATCAGACTATATGGAGGTTAAGTGGGCACCTAGTTATAGTGATGGGTTGTTTCGCAATCCCACGAGCGCCACAGCGCCCGAGGATGGCCATTCTTCCCTCACGGTGACATGGGGGGGTCTCCCCGTGGCTACCGGCATGCGTGTGCGGCTTGTTGCCGTGTACGAGTGGCGCGCCAAAACGGGAGGGCTCGTGCTCTCTAGTAATACTAGTGGTACTAGCGCTGGCGCAATTCAGGATATCCGTCGTGCTTTGGACGACCGTGATGC